TAAGTTTTCTTAATTGTTTTAATGTTTTCATTAGCTTATTATTAAATTTAAATCAGAAAAAAATTGTTATATATTTCATTTTTTTAAATTTATAAAAAATGAAATATATCCAATTCTGATAGCATCATTGGTATAAACAAATATAATTTTATGCAAGAATTTTTAGCTTCAATAAATAAAACTGATTTTGGTAACTATGCCGGAATATTTACTGACCACTTGATAACACACATTCCATTAGGAGGAAAACAATTCGCACCTCCACAAACCACTCCAATTAATCAATACCAAACAAATTATAATACAATAAACCAACCAGAACAAAATAAATCCGCACATTTACCACCAGTAATGGATTTTCGTATTGCAAATTCTGGTGATACTGGATTCATTGATCCAAGTACTTTTTATACGATGTTGTTGGGCGATGGTGCACCAACTAATTATAATACAATACAACAAACAAAATCAAAAATAGAAAATGATTTGGAATTGCTATTACAAGAAAGAAAAAAAATCGACACAGAATTATCTTCTGGTAATTTTTATAATAATCAATATCTAGCAACCAATACTAAACCAACAAGCGCGCATAATGGTACAGTATCTGAAATTAATTATTCAGAAATGGTAAAAATATTATTATCCAACATAAAAAATAATCAAATTCCGCATTTAAATGAAAATACTCAAGCAAAAAATCCCACTCTGTTACAAAAGCCAGATCCAACTACTGGTACTGCGGATTTTCCAGATTTAACTATTGATAATATTAATACATCCTTTAAAACTATCATAAATTTGCAACCAAATTATAAATTAAAAATTCTTGATAAAAGTCATTTGGTAATCGATGATAGTTATTTTTATATGTTTCGGGATGAAAAAAATGGACAGGGAAGAAATATTATAATTAATTTTTTGGATCATATACTCAAACAAACTATGCTAAACATCAATAAATTAATGAATAATATATTGATAAATAATTCTTTGGATGATATTAATACATTAACAAATTTGGTACATAATATGTCGGCTTTCATACATAATTTTGATAAAATTAAAATTGTTTATAAAAATGATAATTCGATATGTGTAAGATTAGATGTTCTTTATAATAATTATATTAGTTCATACGTTTGTATATTCCAACAAATATTAAAAAAAAATCCGCAAAAATAATTAAAAATTGAAAAAAAAATAATATTGTAAGAGTATATTAATAAAAAGAATAATATTATTGTTAGTCTATTAATAAAAAGAACTTTATTAAACAAAAAATGGGTTTGGATTGTGAAGCAATTACAATTATTGGTTACAAAATCGAAAAAGAAAAATTGTATGAAGAAAAAGAAATAATTACTAGAAATACCTGTGCATGTAAAGTTGATAAAAAAGGAAACTATTGTCCCGAATGCGGCAAAAAAATGGAAATTTATAATGTGGAAATTGAACCGATTGATGACTATGATCATCGCAGAGATGAATACTTTGATTATAAGGTTTATGATAGGTCAGGGGAAACAGATGATTATGTTTATATTTGTATAAAATATATGGAATCGGGATCAAATAGATGTGGCGGATCAAAAAATGTATCCAAAATCGATTTAAATTTGGAATTGTTAAAATCCGAAATAGAAACATTTAAGGAGAAAATTGAATTAATTGAATCTTGGGATGAGGAAAGATTTGGTATTTATAATTTGCTCCATATGGGTTATTAGAAAATTTTTTGGCTAAAAAATTTTGTAATATCATCTTGTGAATTTGATATATTCGTATACATCCGCAATTACATCCGCAATTACATCCGCATGTGTCTTTAATTTTTTATTATTTTCAAACCAAGAATCATAATAAATTTTCATTGCACTTAATTCTGAACATGTAAAGTCTCCAATATACACGCATTTCCTAATGCAATTTACGTTTTGAAAATTATTATTCGTAAACAAAATACAATTGACTCCTCCAGCTCCATCAAGTGAAATATACCAATCGTGATATAATTTTTTATTTTTATTTATATTTTTTATTTTCGTAAACAAGTTATCATGGTCATCAATAAATCGCGATACTAACTTATTTAGTGGTTTATCAAATGGTGTAGTCATATTGGTAATATTAATTTGATTTATTAATAATAGTATTAATAAATTAAATTTCAATTTTATTTAAATTAGGATCCACTCTTCGTTATCCCTAGGTTGGACCTTATCATAAAAAGCACCAAAAAATGTTGGAAAATTCCATGATAATAATTCCATATTATCCGGAACAGCTTGTAAAATATATTGCATGATTTTTCCGGGAATAGTATTGAAATCACCCATTGCCAAAATAGAACCACGATAAGTTGTTAATACTTTAACAAGTCCTGCCATAGCTTTAGCTCCCAAATTATCTGGTCCAGTGTTTTTAAAATCAAGAGGAAAATGAATTCCCCATATAATCTCTCCAGAAATTAATTTAATTCCTAATGCTCCAGAGCCAAAACCCTCTGTTAAAATTCTGCATGGAATAACACCATCGATGCATGATGTACTTTTTTTTGTACAAAAAGCAGATACTCCGAAAGACATACAGCTAGAATCATCATTATTGGAACACTCGCCCAAATATTCTAATTCGCAACAGTGGCATATTTTTTGTCGAAGTTTAAACCAGGACATTTCATTAATCTTATTATTAATATCACTACCATCAAAAGAAGAACGACACGATTCAGAAAAAAATACCACACAATTTTTTTCTGAACCAAAACTTGATATGCAATTATGAACTACTTCACATAATTTATCGATTCTTTTGTATAGAGGGAACCCGTTAATATTCGCTCTAACCGAATTATCTAGCGAAACGTAAAGAAATACTGTATCATTAATTTCTGTCGAAATAAATAAATGATCAGTCGTGGGATATTTTTTATTGGAGATCAGATCCTTTACTTCTGCGCAAAGGTGCGGTAAATTTTCTTTGTTAATTTCTGTTCCATCTAACACTGAGAAAAAACGAATTTTTATATTATCGCCTTTAAATGCTAGAACATGGTCCAGGGGAGAACATGGAACATATCCATTTTCTTCCGAATAGGAAAGAGCATAGTTTGTACCACACAAAGATTTTTCGTATTCAGTTTGCGCAAACATTTTTGATGGTATCATTATTTATTGTATCCAAGAATACCAAATTTTTATCAATTTTTTAGAAATTATTAATAAATAGATAATACCATAATTAATAATTTTTTAAATATATTTATTTAAAAAATTATTAGTTTAAGCAAGCGACTCAATATATTAATTGATAGTCGGAGTATAGACAACACATTCTTGTATGCATTGCAATGGGAACCAATTGATTTGGGCTGTACCGTGGAATTCTTTCACAAAGATCTGTCCATTCAAGAAACCCTCAGCGTTGAGAACTGCATTGGGTGCAATAATGGTACCATACATTCCTACTCCATTGATATTGAGATCATTTTTGCATTGACCAAAATTCCAAACTAAACGGTTGGCATACGGTTTCAGTTCTTCCAAATTCAAGTTACTGATATCACAATCTCCATTTGGTGAAGCGTGTACGTTCATAATAATGAAATTTCCTAACGTCGGTTTGTGGCGCTGGCAGACCTCAATATTTCCAACACTATATAGAGAGTTACATGCGGAATTGGGAGCCCAGAAGAACGAACTGGTTTGTGCAAGTGATGATGCGTCAATGTTAAAAACATCGAACATCTGATTTCCCAAAGGTTGGAGCCATAAATGATCTGTCCAGATAAAGGGACTGGCGCTATAATCTTCGCCTCCGAGAGGACTATCGGCAGTAGCAGCAGCTTCCCAAAAGGTAGCTCCATTAGCGGGCAATGCATAAAGATTGTCGGAAATGGTTTTCAATTTATTCCACATTTGGTCCCACCAAGAAGTCGGAGGTACACATGTATCAGTGATAACACATCCATTTAACAATCCATTTACATTCATACAGCTACCTGTACCACATGGATAGACCTCATTCTCTGATTGTGGCTGAAGGAAAACAGAATTTTCGAGATCTCCGATACAGGCACCTCCATTATACAGTCTTCCATCAGGCCAGTAAGAACTTCCTCTGACAACCAAATTATTAGTGTCAAATCCATTACAACAGGTATCAAGAAGGTTTCCACAAGTGGTATTATCCTTAATGGCTGTTACATTACAAAGTTTATCACCAATAGAATGACCAGCAGGAACAACGTGATTACCTCCAACATAAACTCGTCCTTCTACATCTGAGGGATTTTCTTCATTATTTACGAAATTTGAATAGGTCCAAACATTTATTTTCCTCAAATCACCAAGATCTAACTTTGTGGTTCGAATATCGCAATAGCGACCAAACTGGCACGGTGAAGTAGGAACGGGAGTAGGAGTAGGTGTTGGTGTAGGACAAATCGGAGGAGGAGGACAAGTTACTGGTGCGGGACAAGTTACTGGAGCAGGACAAGTTACTGGAGCAGGACAAGTTACTGGTGCAGGACACGTAGTCGGAGGTGGGCATGTAGCACAAGTCGTCGGAGGCGGACATGTTGCACAAGTCGTCGGAGGTGGGCAAGTCGCTGGTGCCTTTGTCGTAGTTTGAGGACAAGTGGTAGGCGCAGGACAAGTTACTGGGGGAGGACAAGTTGTTGGTGCCTTTGTAGTAGGAATCGGTGGGCAAGTCACCGGAGCAGGACAAGTCACTGGGGGAGGACAAGTTGTTGGTGCTTTTGTGGTAGTTTGTGGTGTTGTGGTAGACGGTACACAACCAGAGATTTTTTCAGAAATACAATGTCCACAAGTAGTACACATATAACTTTCACAAGGTTTTCCAAGATTACAATCCGAATTTTTCTTGCATGTTCCCAAATCTGTCATCAATACTGGTCCATATGTTTTACATTTAAGACAAGTTTCACCATTGCTTAATATGACTGGAACAAGTCCGATAGTTGAATTGTTAACAGTGATTAATACTTTGTGATCATTATTATTGCATTCATACGTTTGCTTCAAATTCACCTTTAGTGATTTCGCAATAGTAGAACCCTTGCATCCATAATTATCAACAATACGATATGAATCGACACAACCTGAAATTGATGTCAATTTTAGACCTGTGAAATCCAAAGCAAACTTGGTTACATCACATCCACCGGAAGCCTGTTTAAATTTGTATGTATAAACAGTTTTGCAGGTATCACGATAGTCTGTAACATCAACGTCAATTAACAAATTTTTCAAACAACAACTACTTTCACCCGTACAGGTAGTAGTATTGTGATAGGTAGTAGTCCATGAGAAAGTTCCCACGACTAAAAATGTAATCGCTAACAATAATGTTATAATAATTTTCATTTCCGAATAATAATTTATTTGTATTTATTTTGAAGGCTGTCTATGATTATTTTTTTCAATTTTTTTTGATTTTTGATTTTTGATGGGATATTAATAGATTTGTATGAATTAAATTTTTTAATTCGTGCAAAATAATAACTAATTATTGGTAATAATGTATTTTATCTAATAACATTCCTAATATTAATTGGTATTTTTGCATTTCCTTTGGTGACGATATGGGTAATCGGATCTGTTTCCTTTTCACTGAAATCATAATAAGTCCATGATTCACCAGCTGAGGTAGAGCTACCACTGTCACCCCATTTATTAACACTATTGCAATCCACATTTAATTTAGTATATCGTATGGATTTATAATCGACATCCATTTCACACAAATCTGTTTCCAAATCAGAATCATGTGGTATGGTAACATAAAACTCGGCTTTTTGCCTTAGATTTAATAATAATCTGTTACCACCTCGTATGATCTCTTTTTGTGTTGCTGTAACGGTATTATCATTTATAATATTATATTTGATATTGTGTATATCGTAATTTGTATCCTGGTGCCATGGAGTATAAATAATACTTTTAGTATCCCATTCATATTTTTTATCCGCATCGACTTTTTCCATTATTGCTTCAACGGATACAATATTTTTGTCATGTGTATTAATTGTCAGTTTATTTTTATTTTTATTGGGGAAAAAAGTATTTTGTTTTAATCTAACCAAACCATTAGCACCAATTGGATAATCAACAGAAAAAACCACTGTATCTTTGATAGCACTAAATGCTCTCTTGTAAGTGATTTTCATTTGCGAAAAAATAGTATAATTAGGAAATAGTTTTATAAACAGCTATTCTAATAATAAATTATTCAATATTTTATTTAACAAAATAAAATATTGAATAAAAAAAATACTTTTTATTATGAATCAAAATACACATCTTTTTTCTGTATAGATATATCATTACCCGATTCGAATTGATAATTACATCCGATGATACAATTATTTTGTAATGCATCAAGAATCCACGCAATAACTTGATCATTATTTAGTTTAGTTTTATAAGCATCCTCTCCTTTTTCCGATATCGTAGATATAATCGACCATTGATTTTCAATAGGAGAAATATGAATACAGTTACCATATTTACCATTGGACCAATGTATGGTCATTGTTGGTGCTGGTCTGCGGGTGATATATGGACAAATTACTAGTAAATTCTTTTTTGCATTCTCGTAAATGCATTCATCTGATAAAATTTGATTATCACTAGATATTTTTTTTTTCAGAAATTTAAACATTTTATAAATTAAATGGCATACATATTAATATATAACGAGTGTTTATAATCTGCAATTTTCAATTTTAATTAATTTATAATATCTCAATTTAAGCATATCCATTTTAAATTATATTTATTAAAAAAGTTTTTAATAAATATAATTTTGTTATCTTTTAATAAATGATTTATCAAGTCCATATAAATCAATC